CTCACCGGAGGAGATAAACAATCCGGCAAGGAGAGTTGCGAGTGAGCATAGTACCCCCAAGACTCAGCATTACTGCCTATCTTGGGGGAGTACTATACAGAAATGAGACTTAACGATCCGTATAAGTGTCGTCGTTCGTTTCGCAATTACAGTCTTGAGTGATGGCTACCCGTTCGGGAAACTCTTGCCATTCTCGTAGGCGTGACTGTCAGTACTCTGCAACTTTGAGACCGAAGCAGATGTTTAATCCAGCTCAAGAGGGATAGCTGGAACCATTTAATCGCCTGTGCGTCCGATGTTTCAGGTGGTGCAGAGGGTACACGGTCGCCTATTTGACGACAGAGGGAATATAGAGCATCGTAGTGAAAACGTCAACAGGTATGGATGAAAAAAATCAAGAAATTATCGAGAAAGTCTTAGCCTATAAGCTGGAGGAACATCCTACGCTTCCGTTGCCGAATAAGCGCCAGCGTATGGAGATGATCCAGAACATTGGCCCGGAGAAGGTACTCGACCTGTTCTTGATGCGGGAGAACAAGATTAAGGCGGAACTCAACGACCCCATGCGATATGGCCACGAGCTGCCGCACTGGCCGGATGCGGATAAGCTCTTGGGGCGCTATAATGAGTTGGTCGTCCTTGGTGGGAACCGGTCAGGCAAAACCGAGTTTGCCGCCAAGCGTATGGCCCAAGCTTTCATCGGTACTGACCTGAACGGCCAGGCGCCGGATTGGGTAAAGGAGCGCCACGGTAAGCGCAACATCCGCATCTGGTGCTTGCACACCACCCACATGACTAGCGTCTCCGCGCAGCAAAACGTCTTCTACAAGTACCTGCCGCCTGAAATACGAAATATTAAGCGAACTAATCATACGCAAATTAGTTTTAGCCAGAAGAACGGGTTTAGCGACAATACGGCGGTGTACATGGGTAACCAGATCTGGTTCCTTAACTACGCTCAGGACATTAAAGTCGTCGAAGGCGGCGAAGTGGACTACGTCTGGTGCGACGAACTTGTCCCACAGAACTGGCTTGAGACACTTCGCTACCGTTTGGTTACCCGCTCCGGCAAGCTGATTGTCACCTTTACGCCGGTGCAAGGCTACACCCAGGTCGTGAAGGAGTACATCAACAGCGCCAAGGTTACCGTTAGCCGCCCATCTCCATTGCTACCCAATCACAACGTCCTAACCGTCCCCAAGGGTGAGATGCCATATCAAGCGGAGAACCTTTACGGCCGACACGCCTGCATCTGGTATCATACCGAGCTTAACCCGTACAACAACTGGGAGCGTATGAAGCAGGAATTGTCTGGCCGATCGAGCCATGACATCAAGATCCGCGCTTATGGCTGGGCAGATCAGACGGCTGGCTCCGAGTTCCCCATGTTCGGTGACCATAACCTGTGGAAAGGTGACGCCGAAGAGGTCATTCCCGAGGGTAGCAACTACATGGCCGTGGATCCAGCAGGAGCGCGTAACTGGTTTATGCTCTGGGCTAGAGTAGATAAGTACGGTATACTATGGGTCTACCGTGAATGGCCGGACCAAAGCTACGGTGAATGGGCCTTGCCAAGTGATAAGCCAGACGGTAGAGCTGGCCCGGCACAGAAGGCGGGCGCAGGCCGTGGGGTGAACGAGTATACCGAGCTTATCTGGAGCCTTGAGACTGCCGGCGACAAGCGTGAGATGATCGTGGACCGTTGGATTGACCCGCGGACGGCTGGAACTGAGACGATCACTAAAGACGGCGGTGTCACTGTGCTTGACCTACTTAGTCAGGCTGATAATCCGCTCATATTTACGCCTGCCGCAGCCCTGCCAATTGAGGAGCGGGTGCTTTTAATTAATGATCTTTTGTCATGGGACAGAGAAAAACCAATGGAAAAAGGAGTAAACCATCCAAAACTGATGATACATGAGTCTTGTCAGAACTTAATTTATAGTTTAAAGGAATGGACTGGACAAGATGGACAAAAAGGTGCTAGTAAAGATCCTATCGACGCTTTAGGCTATATGGTTGTCATGCAGCCAGCCTATTTTGGCGGCTTAGATTGGGAAAAACAATCTAAACGAATGTCTATGACAGGAAGTTATTAACATGATCTCACCAGTTGACCCTTTAGCTATTGCTTCTGATACGCCTGACATCGGCGAGCTATTGAGCGAGTACAATCGCTCGATGATTAACTCGTCGCAGGGTAACTTGGTGACAAAGTTTGATAACATCCGTTTTGCCCGCTGGGCGGGACAGACTGACGACGGCAAAAAGCACAGTACTGCGCGTCCCGAGGGTAGCCCGGCATGGCCGTTTGAAGGTGCGAGTGATGTTCGCAACCGCCTCATCGACTCGTCCTGCAACGAACTTTCCGCGCTGCTAGTCACGGCCTTCCAGCGTGCAACCATCCGGGCGTCCGGCGTAACTCTCGACGACGCGCCGGTGAGCGGCATTGCAACGAACCTTTTGCACTGGATTCGCGACTCTAAGATGCCGCAGGAGCTTCGTAAAGAGGCCGAGCTTGGGGCACAATACGCCTTGCAGTACGGCTGGAGCGCGTTCTTTGTAGGGTGGCAGCAGAACATCAGCAAGCGTACACAGGAGATTACCGCTGAAGAACTTTTCCAGATGGCTGCGCAGGCACAGGGATCTGTGTTGGCCGAGCTGCCACAGATGATCTTGGACGCTCCAGATCAAGCTGCTGCGATCATTCAAGCTGCAATCCCAGATCTGGATGCGGCAAATGCAAAGCGCATGGTTAACGAGATGGCTACGACTGGCCGTGCGACGTATGACCAAGAGTACGTCAGCCGCAATCTTCCCGAGATCGTTGCGCTTAAGCCCTGGGACGAGATCATCGTTCCACCGGAGACGGCTGACTTGCAGCGATCACGGGTCATCTATCGTAGGACATGGATGTCCGAGGTTGAGTTGCGCGAGAAGATCACCACAGAAGGCTGGGATCCAGACTGGGTTGAGCGTGCGCTTCAGCAGATCGGCAAGAGCAGCACCTTCTACAACATCAACCTGCTCCCAACAACGACCATGTTGGTTTACAACGGCGTAAACTACATGAACATGGTGGAGGTTGTTTATGCTTACACGAAAAGCCTCGATGGAAAAGCTCCCGCCATCTACTTCACCGTTTTTTGTCCGCAAGCCGCGTCCAATCGAAAAGAAGATGCAGCCTCGTGGGCTATCCATCAGCGACTTGATTACGCTCACGGCGAATACCCGTTTGTTGAATTCCGTCGCGAACAGTTGCGCCGCGCTATTACTGATACTCGTGGTATACCCGAACTTGCGAGCACAGATCAAGACGAGGTCAAAGCCCAGCACGACTCCATCCGGGATCATACTGCCTTCTCGACTTTACCTCCCATCAAAGTCGTCAAACGAATTGGCGCCATCAACAAGGTGGGCCCAGGAGTACAGTTGCCTGTCGTAAGTCCTACGGACTACAGCTTCATGGAGCCGCCTGCGCGTGAACCCACGGTGGCGTTTAACTTGATCAACCGGGTTGAAGCTAATCATGCAGCTTACTTTGGCACGATTAACCCGCTAGTGCCACCGGCCAAGACGCAGATGTTGCAGCAGTTGCTCGTCAATAGCTGGCTCTTAAGCTGGCGTAACATCTACCGGCAGATGTTTGCGCTGTGCTGCCAGTACATGAGCCCGGAAGAGATCTTGCGTGTTACCGGTGGGCAGTTGCCGCAGAGTTTGTCTGAGATACACAACGAGTTCGACCTTAATGTCCGCTTTGACGTGATGGACATGGACAAGGAGTACATTGCGCAGAAGATCGACTTCCTAACCAAGGTTGCGCAGCTCGACACAGGCGGCGTGCTTAACAGGACGCGCCTTACCGAGATGATGATCCAAGCTATCGCGCCCGAGATGGCAAGCGAACTGATCGTCAACCAACAACAAGCCAGCGTGCAGATGTTTAAGGACGTGCAGAGTGACATTGGCATGATGCTCCTTGGCAATGAGGCGTTGTACCAAGAGAACGATCCCGCTGCACAGACCAAGTTGCAATACGCGCAGCAGGTGTTGCAGTCTAACCCGAAAGCGCAGGCTGCGTTGCAGCAGGACGAGAACTTCAAAGCGCTGTTTGAGAACTACGTTAAGAGCCTGCAAATGTCAGTTATGCAGCAACAAAACGCGCAGATTGGCCGAATTGGTGTAACTCCTGTATCACAACAATGACGGAAAATCAAAAGGACGCCTTTGGCTTTTCAGGGAAAAACATTGTCTGGAGCGAAGTGCTTAAAGTTATCGAGCAGTTGCAGGAACAACACTGGATGATGGCTATAAGTAAAGACTGCAAGGGAGAAGATAGAATACATTCCGCGGGCCAAGCTGATGGGATTAATCTTACTTTGAGCACACTCATTGAATTAAGAAGGCAAGCAAGAGAATTAAATGGCTTGACTAATAACGAAGATTTGGCATAACGCCACTAGCGGGCTAACCAGCGCTACTGGTTTGATTATATAAAGGACTTGCTACCTATTAGCATGAACGAAGCACAAACACAGCCTGACGCCGGGAGTCAGGAGGCAGGAACGACACCCGTTGCACAAAAACTCGGTTTGCTGGATCAGCAAAGTCTTAGTGACTTGCTTAAATCTGGTTTCCTTGACGAGAAGGAGGCGACTCCCGCCAAAGAGGAGCAGGCTGAACCTGAAGTTGAAGCTGAGGAGCCAATCGTGGACTCGGAAGCTGAAGCTGAGGTGCCAGCCGATCAGCCCATTGAAGAAGAAGCTGAAGCTGAAGAAAGTTCGTTAAGCAAGGGCGTACAGAAGCGTATCAATAAATTAGTTGCTGCGAAGAAGGCCGCTCAAGCTGAACTGGAAGCGCAAAAAGCCCGTCTGTCTGAGTTGCAGAGGGAGCTAGAGACTGCAAAGTCTTCGGCCCCAACAAAGCAGGTGGACGTATCCGATGCAGTCGAACGCTTATCCACCATCGAACAGGTGAAGGAAGAGCGCCAGAGAGCGTTGGATGTCATTTTGTGGTGCGAAGAAAACCCAGACGGAGGAGTAATTACCCTGCCGGATGGAACTGAGAAGGATTTAACCGATCAGGAAGTTCGCAGCATGAAACGATTGGCGATTCGGCGCAAGGAAATCGAGCTGCCAGCCCGCGAAGAGTACCTGCAACAACAGAGTTACGTCGAGGGTGAAGTGGTGAAAGACTTTCCTTGGTGGAGCAAGCCAGAGACTGAAGAGTACCAAACTGCTCAACAGATTCTGCGTGAGTTCCCAGAGCTAAAGAAGCGCAGGGCAGACTGGAAGCATGTTGCTGGACTGCTTGTTATGGGCATCAAAGCCTATGGCGAGAAGAAGGCACAGAAGAAGCCGGTTGCACCCATTAAACGCGCCCCTGCACAGCCGTCTATTAAGGCGGCACCGGCAAGGACGACCCAGACGGATCTTCAGAAAGCCAAGCAATCGTTCGTTAGGAACAATTCAAGAGATGGGATGACTGACGTGATTAAAGCAATGGGACTTGTGTAAGTCCTTAACAATCAAACTTAGTTTTACTCTTATTTATGGCACTTCTTACTGAACCCCAACTTAGCGGTCGCGGTCTACGCGAAGATCTGATGGACATGATTGCGCTCGTTGACGCAAAGGACACTCCCTTTACGTCGATGGCTCGCAAAGGCAGCAAGCCCGGGAATATGTACTTCCGCTGGCAGTCTGACTCGCTTCCTACCCCTCAGGTAGGTGGTGTGGTGGACGGCACGGACGTCTCCAGCTACGACAACTATGTTGTTGGCTACCGCGCTGAACTCGCGAACTACGCACAGGTGTTCCGCCGTGCAGTGCGCGTGTCCAAGCTCACCCAGGACATCGCTGATGTCGCAGGTGTGCGTGACGAACTGGCTGACAACGTCAGCAAGGGCATCACTGGCATCAAGCGTGACATGGAAGCGACCTTCACGTCGAACCAGCTCTCGCAGCAGGACAATGGCACGACTCAGGCCTACCGCACCGCTGGTGTGCAGACCTGGATCAGCAACGCTGGTACTGGTACGCCAACTCCCGGAGACATCCCTTCGCAGTTCCGTACTCCTCTGACCTCGATCCTTACTGGTGCATCCAGCGGGTTGACGGACGCAGGTGTGCAGGGCTTGCTCAAGTCGATCTTCGACCAGACTGGCCACTACACCAGCTTCGACGCCATCGTCGGAACTGACCTGAAGCGTGCTTTCACCGGCCTGCTTGGAACCACGGCTCTGACCACGGTTAGCAACTCCAGCAATACGCTTGCTGCCGGCGCTACCAAGGTGCAGACCTTCCAGCGTGACGCTGCGGCTGACACCTTCATCCAGAGCTTGGACGTGTTCCAAGGTGACTTCGGAACGGTGCGTCTGCATCCTTCCACGTTCATCGGAACCGTGTCCGGCACGACCTGGACGCCTGCACCTTACAAAGGTCTTGTGCTTGACATGAATCTCATCGAGGTTCGCTACGGCGGAAACGTCGCTAACGTCACTGCACTGCCAGATTACGGTGGTGGCCCTGCTCGCCTCATTGAGGCAGTTGCTGGTTTGGTTGTCGGCAACCCGCTCGGCCTTGGGAAATTCGACTACTCCTCCTAGTAGTTGTTGATCGGTGACACCTACCCCGACGCGAAAGCGTTTCTTGAAGTGGTGTGACGGCCCGGAGAGACGGGCAACTTTTTTACTATGATTACAATCCCTACTGATTTGGTGCCACAGCTTGAAGAAGAGTTGCGTCGAGGCTGGCAGAAGAACCGTATTGAAGCGCAGGTTCAAGCCAAGCAGAGCGAAAAGCTCAATCGTCAGCGGCATAAGTCAATAGAAGGATTGGGTCAGCTTACCGCAAGGATTCCTCCCACGGCGTATCATTTCTGGGGACAGAAGCTTGGATATGAGTGCTGGAACGATAAAGCGTTCATGGATGAGTTTTTGCGTGACAATCCCGAGTGTCGAGTCAATAGTGGAGGGACTAAAGAAATCCACGTTGGCTGGACACCAACCAATATTCGTTCCCGTACCGTTTATCAATGAAGACCGTTCCGTTTAGCGACATTCTTGCTTCTGTCTGCCAACTTGTTGGTCTGGATCGCGCTACGCTAAACGATAAGTCTTTTGGCGCTATACGCGACTTTACGAGTCGCCGGTTGTCGGTTGTGTGGGATCGTGAGGAATGGCCCGATGTGCAAAGATACATGTACACTTGGCCCGGAATGCCGGTTGAGTCTATCGAGGCTGGACTGAACATTCTTGCTACGGAAAGCAACATTCCGCTTTCTACTGAAGATGACCAAGACTTTTTTACCGAGAACGACCTTAACACAAACACGACTCGGATTAACTTTGACACGAACTTTAAGCGTATCTACCTGCAAGACTTTTTACACGACAGGTACAAGCTTGGTACAGTCGGCGAGTCGTACATTAAGTTTTTAAACCCGTTCTACGGTTCTGTGGATGACGGGCCACTGACGTCTGTTGGCGAGAACCAGTACAACTTTACTTACTCAACGGCAACAGACAATATTGGCCAATACATAACCAATGTTGTAATTGAATCAGACTTTACCAGCACCAATTACTTTACTTACAACGGTCCTAACTCACCTTTGACGACAAAGGTGTTGTTCATGGACAACCAACAGTTGCTAATCCAGATACCGCAAGGATCGTTGCAGGGACTGGCGATTTACACGAACGACCCACGGCAGACGACGAAGGCTATTCCGCTGCCGTTCATTGCCGAAGACTTCGCGGACCAGACGCCCCAGGACTTCGGCGATGACGTCAACTACCTGCGCACCTTTAATACGTCGAAGCAGTTTGTGCAGTACCGGCTGACGCCGCCGCGCATGTTTGGTGTGAAGTACGACAGCACATCAGTGTACTCCACGGGGTCGCAGATTTACTTTGACCTTGGCCAAAACAGTGGCAGCTATAGCATTAACGACAAGACGAAAGCAAGCAGTGGAAATTTCTTTTTTGCCACAACAAACGTAATTGCTGGTGTTACACCGGCCAACCAAACCACGGACGTTTGGCAGCAGGTTGAGATTCCAGCCAGGTTCAGGGATTACTTGGCCAACTCTGTGTCATCTGACTTTCTTAAGTCTGAAGGTCGCGCTGAAGAAGCTGTGGTACTTGAGCAGTTGGCTGAGTCTGCAATTCAGCAGCAAATTGACGTTCTTATCCGCCAGCAGGCGCAGAATCAACGCCTGAACATGGCATACACCTACTAAAATGATTACGAGATTTCTAAGAAAGCGGAATCCAAATGTGGCGCTTGATGTAAACAAAAACTTTGCCCGCATTCAAGTCAGAGGCAATTCTCAGACATTTCAGTATAAAAAGACGGACATTCCAATTTCTGCTAGAATATTGACACAGGCAGATGATTTTCTTAATACTGAAGCTAACCAGCGCCTTAACATTGGATAATCCATGAGCATCAAAATTTCCAACCTACCAGCAGCCGTTGCTGTAAACAATGAGGATCTTGTTCCTATTGTCCAGAATGGTATTACTAAAAGAGCAACCGCAGTATTGATTCGTCCAACATTTGGAACTGCTGCTGGCACAGTCTGTGAAGGCAACGATGTTCGTTTGATCGATCCACGCACACCAAAAGGGCCAGCAAGTGGTGATTTGACTGCCGAGTATCCCGGACCTGCGCTTACAACGACTGGCGTTGTTGCTCTGACTTACGGTGGAGCTGGTCAGGTTGGTCAGTTCACGGTAGACGCCAAGGGGCGCATCACAAGCGCGGCTGCTGTTGCCATCACGCCCGCCGCTATCGGAGCCTTGTCGCTTTCTTCACTCGGATCAAACGTATCGACGTTCTTGGCTACACCATCGAGCGCGAACTTGGCCGCTGCGCTTACAGATGAAGTAGGAAGCGGATCGGTTGTATTTGCAAGTGGCGTTAGCGGGTCTGGATCGGCTGTACTTGGGACAAGCCCTACGATTGCAACGCCTACAATTTCGACTCCCACCATCAACGGCTACATTGAAGGAAACTCTGATATCGGCGTTGTGGGGGCATCTGCGACCCTTAGCATTGCAAGCAGCACCGTGATTACTGCTACGCTGACAAGCGGCACAGCAACGACCTTTACAATGCCAGCAGTCGCAGCAGGTAAGGCGTTTACATTGTATCTTAAGCAGCCCGCGTCTGGAGCCATTGGTTCTGCTGTGTTTACTGGCGTAAAGTGGCCTAATGGCGGCGCACCTGTTGTCACCGAGCTTAACGGTGTTCTTGATATCTTTCCGTTTATCTCTGATGGAGTTAACTGGTACGGATCTTCGCTGCAAAACTTTGACTACTAATTATGCCTGACATCAAAATCTCACAACTTCCAGTAGCCAGTGTCGTCAACGATAACGACATTGCAGTTATTAATCAGGGAGGTGACACTAAAACTGCTGCAAGGAGTTTGATAGTTGCTGGTTTAGCCACGACTGATCAGATTTCTGTACTAACCAACAGTGCTCAAGTGGAAGCTATTGCTTCCGCTCAGATTGCCGCAATCACGCCTGCTTCAATTGGAGCTGTTGCAACCAGCGATGTCATTGCAATTTCCAAAGGCGGCACGGGAACTACTGACGCTCCTAGTGCACTTGCTGCTTTGGGCGGGATTACTTCCGCACAGGTTCCTGCGTTTGATACGCAACAGCTAAACGCTTATGTGCTCAAGTCCGGCTCGACGATGGAAGGTCGCCTCATCATGGCGGCAACCACGGCTCAGGCTAAGGCTAACATTGGAGGCGCGCTACCTACCGCCAGCAATCCATCAGATGTAATTAGCGGAGACCTTTGGATCAGCAACCAAGGCCGGATGACTTATTTTTCCACAAGCGGCGCCGTTGGGATTGCTGGGCTTTCCCAGCAGAACACATTTAGTCAACCACAAACGCTTGGCGTTGGTGGCACTTCAACGTCACTTGCAGTAAATCAAAGCGGCACAGGCCGCGCAGCTACGTTCGCAGCCAACTCTACAGCAGCCGCTGTTGCAATCACGCAGACTGGCACTGGCGCTGCGCTTTCGGTGGATAGTAAGGGGATTTCGTTCTACGACGGTACAGTTCAAACAGGCGGCACGGGCCATTATGTGACTGGGCTGGCAGCTTTAGTAAATCAAGCCGGAACGCCAAACATTGGGGTCGCGCCAAACACGTTTACCTACACTTCTTTTGGCACCCCACAGCTTGACGGCCAAAATGTTTCTCTTGGCGTTGTAGTTCTTTTTACGGCTCAATCTGACGCAAAACAAAACGGGCCGTGGATTGTAACCACGATGAACACTGGTTCATCTGGCGCTATCTTGACTCGCCCAGCGTGGTTTAGTGGTGCGATCTATCAGGGTGTCACCGTCAGCGTTGGCGCTGGAAACACACGTTCTGGATACATCTACAACGTAGGCAAGACTACAAGTGGAGCTATTAATGTTGGCTCAAGCGACATCTCTGTGTCTGTTGTCAACTACAACCAGAACGCGGTTGGCACGGCTCAGATTTCTGGCTTTGCAACTACCGCACAACTCGGTAGCTACGCGACTACTTCGCAGATTTCCGGGATCGCTACAACTGCACAGCTTTCAGGGTTTGCTACGACTACACAGCTTGGCGGCTACGCAACCACAACGCAGATCAGCACGCTTCAACCTGCGCTGACGACTGCTGCGCCCCTCGCCATCTCGCAAGGTGGAACTGGAGCAACTACCAGTGTTGCCGCACTGACAAGTCTTGGCGCGTTGTCCGCGACTGCCGCTGCTGGCGGAGATCTGTCCGGAAACTACCCGAACCCAACGGTCGCAAAGATTCAAGGTCAGGCTGTGTCTGCCACTGCGCCAGCCAGTGGACAGGTGTTGACTTGGAATGGCTCGGCATGGGTGGCTACAGCGCCTGCTGCTGGCGGATCCGGCGGTGGTGGGGTGTTGTTCTACCTTAATTATGGCACAAACCCAGACGCGCCTGCTCCTGCTAACTCAAAAGAACTAGGACGTGTTGCCGAGGTTGCCCAGACTTCTGTGCAGTCAGCAGTGCTGACTAGTGGCGTGTGGACGGACATTGCTGGATTTGTATCCGACACGCTAGATCCAAATCTTCAGGACATTCCGGCTGGCATTTTTGATTTTAACGTGTGGGCTAAGTCTGACGCAAATGCAAATGCACCTACTTTACTGCGCGTGCAGGTCTACAAGTGGGACGGCACAACCTCGACGCTGATTGCTACATCTGGCACTGCTGTTGTTGCTAATAATGGAACTACGGTTCAGACTGCTATTTCTGTGGTAATCCCACAAACGGACGTTACTCCAACTGACAGGCTTTACATCCTCTTGCAGGTGCAGGCTTCTGCCGCTGGACATACTGCTACGATCGATTTTGGCGATGGCACCCCTTCGCACGTTCACACCACGATCCCGTCTGTGGGCGGCACAGGTGTGGTAAAGGTCATCAACGGTGTTCCGCAGAACCCGGCGTCACTGATCACCGACTCGGATGTCTCGACCGCAGCGCCCCTCGCGCTAAACAAGATCCAAATGTCCCAAGTCAGCGTGTCTGCTGGTGCAGGATTGACTGGTGGAGGCGACTTGTCTGCAAGCCGCACGATTGCGCTAGCCACCACTGGAATCCCAGCCATCACAGGCGCAGGATCGTCTGTCGCAGTCCCAGTCATCTCGGCCAACATTTACGGTCAAATCACCGCGCTTACAACGGAAGCCATCGCAGTTGGCGGCTCTGGCACGGTCACGTCCATCACGGCTGGCACGGGGCTGTCTGGCGGCACCATTACAGGCACTGGCACAATTGCACTTGAGACTGCTGGTCCGGGCGTGCTGACCAACGTGGGTTCCAGTGCGGCGGTGCCAGTTATCAGTGTGGACGCTTACGGGCGCATCAGTGCGCTTGAGACGGCTTCATTGGCCGGGTTGGGGACGGTGACAAGTATCGCCATGACAAGCCAAGTGTCCGGCCTGTCATTCTCGCCAACGACAATCACTGACAGTGGCACGTTCAACCTGTCTGGTACGCTGGATATTTCCAACGGTGGGACAGGCGCTACTGACGCACCATCGGCACTGAGCAACCTTGGCGGGATCACCTCGGATGCACTGAGTGGACTGGCGACAACGGATCAGTTGTCTGCCTACCAGCCTGCGCTTACGACGGCTGCTCCGCTGGGCATCGAGCTTGGCGGCACTGGGGCTATCACGCAGGAAGACGCTCGGATTGCAATGGGTGGATTCCAACAGGTGGATTACTATATTAGTGGCGGAATTGCAGGCGTGATGACAACGTCTGGAGTAAACGTATTGACTTACAATACGGCTGCTGTGCTTACTATTGAAGGCATTTCGCCATCTGTGGGTGATACGGTTTTTGTTGGCGGACAGACAGGCACCACAACACCTACCAACATTGCAAATGGGCCGTGGATTATTACGAGAGTTGGAACTGCAAGTGTCACAACAGAGCTGACACGTCCACCATGGTTTTCTGGAACCGTAAAAAATAACACTGTATGTACTATTAAATACGGCAATGGAAGCGCAGGAACCGTAAGAGCTGCTATCGGGCCAGTAACTACGTCAAAAACAGATATTACTGTTGGGACAACTGCAATAACTGCACCTCTTGTTTCTTCTAGAAACAGCAACGCAGTTACCGCTGCCAACACATTTAATGGGCGTCAAACATTTGTAACAAATTCAACCACGGTTAATCCGATCAGCTTTAGTACAGCGGCAAACAGTCTTCTGAGCACCCGCCAGCTTGGCGCTCTTGAGTGGGACAACACGCAGCTCTACATTACCGAGTCCAACCAGTTCTCTGTGCTTAACAGAACGCCAATTGCCACGGCAATGGTACTTATCAACGCGCAAACTGGCACGACATTTGGGCCCGCACTGACAGACGCTGGCAAGTTGGTCACACTCAGCAACGCTGGTGCAATCGCCGTCACAATCGCCGCTGACGCTACGACTGGCTTTCCTGTTGGCACACAGCTTCTGCTGATGCAGCTTGGCGCGGGTCAGGTGACAGTGTCCGGGGCGGTTGGCGTCACCGTTGTCAGCAAGAACGGCACGAAGACTTCTGGACAATATGCGCTCATTTCGCTAATCAAAGTGGCGGCAAATCAGTGGGTCGTTGGTGGCGATGCAACAACGTAATTTATGTTCTCTTCTATGTTATCCTTACTAGGCAGTCTGAGAGGCTCACGCGCAACATTTGTCCAAAACTCGCTTCGGTTTAGATCGAGTGCTTCTGCCTACCTGAGCAGGACGCCTAATACAACTACAAGCACAACAACTAGCACTTGGTCTGGATGGGTAAAAAGAGGGCAGATAAGCACTGTCGCACCCACAACATTTTGGGCTGCTGGAGCAGGAGCATCAAATAATGCCGCGCTAGGATTTACATCAGGTGATCAATTAATATTTGCTCAAAGCAATCCAGCCTTAACTACATATAGAACATCAAGCGCAGTTTATAGAGATCCGTCAGCTTGGTATCATATTGTTTTTGTTTTAGATACAAATAACCCAACTGTTCAAAATAGAGCAAGAATATGGGTTAACGGAAATGAAATAACTTCATGGGCAACAAATACAACTATACTAAGCGGAACAACATTTTACTGGAATGTTAATACTGCTGTCCATGCAATAGGGTCGAACTACACATCAACTGCATTTCAATACTTCGACGGCTATCTCACGGACGTTAATTTCATCGACGGCCAAGCCCTGACGGCATCGTCCTTCGGTCAGATCGAGACCACAACCGGCGTGTGGTCGCCCAAGCAGTACGCAGGCAGCTACGGCACGAACGGCTTCTACCTCAAGTTTGGCAATACGTCGTCATTGGCGGCGCTGGGCACGGATAGCTCGGGGAATGGTAACACGTGGACGGTGAACAACGTGTCGCTGACGGCTGGCGTGACATACGACAGCATGATCGACGTCCCGGTGAACTACAGTGACGGCGGGAATGGCAGGGGGAATTATGCGGTGCTGAATCCGCTTATATACGATTCGCTTGCTAGAACTGTTTCTACTGGAGGAAATTTAGGATTTACTCTTGGAGATGTATCAAATGGACGTTTAATATGGTCAACGCTTCCAATGTCTTCGGGTAAATGGTATGCGGAATTTACCTTAAACACAGTAACTAACGCCGGACAATTTTGCGGAATTATACCTGAAGCAAATACTGTTACAGTAAGAAATACTGGGAATACATACGTTGGAGCACAGGCTAATGAATATGGATATGGAAGAGTAACTCAAACCATTCCTAGTAATGCAGCAAAATACATTAATGGAACATTTTCAAACAACGGGACAACCCTGCCTGTTTTAAATGATGTTATTGGATTGGCGTATGACGCAGACAACAATACACTTTCTGTTTATTTAAATAATACATTACAAACAGTTACTGGATTTACGCCTCCGTCTGGGACTTATTATTTTTCTGTATCTGGTGCTGCAAGCGCATGGGTGGCCAACTTTGGTCAACGCCCCTTTCAGAACACAACAGCTTGGGCTACACTGCAAGCTTCTGGCTTCAAAGCACTCAACACAAACAACCTGCCTACACCGTCCATCGTCAACGGAGCCAACTTCATGGCTGCTACGACGTACACTGGCAACGCTGCTGCGCGGTCACTGTCGAATGCGGTGAACAACGTGTCGTTCCAGCCGGATCTGGTGTGGATCAAGTCGCGTACACCGGGAGCTACGAATCATGCTTTGTTCGACTCGTCACGGGGCGTCACAAAGTACCTGTCATCCAACACGACGACAGCCGAGACTACGCTTGCGCAGAGCTTGACGGCGCTCAACGCTGACGGCTTTAGCCTTGGGACGGACACGACACTGGTGAATGCTAGTGCCAACTCGTATGTGGCTTGGCAGTGGAGAGAAAGCATCACGGCTGGCTTGGACATTGTGACGTACACTGGCAATGGCGCAAACCGCACGATTGCACATAACCTTGGCGTTGCTCCTGCGATGGTGATTGTTAAGCGGTACGACGCACCTAATACGGGCAACTGGCAGGTGCGCCACACGTCAATTGCTGCTGCAAATAGCATTCAGCTTAATGCTACAAATGGTTCAGTTGCTGCTGCCACGGTGTGGAATAGCACCGCTCCAACATCAAGCGTGTTTAGCATTGGAACGTCAACGGATGTAAATGCTACTGGCGGTACTTACGTCGCCTACTGTTTTGCCGAAATTGCAGGCTTTAGCAAGTTTGGCAGCTACACGGGCAACGGGTCTGCTGACGGGCCGTTTGTGTTCTGTGGGTTTAGGCCGAGGTTTGTGATGGTGAAGCGGACGGATGTGGCCGCTGATTGGGTCATATTTGACTCTAGTCGAAATACCAGCAATTTAACCACTCAAATTCTTGAACCAAGCCAATCTCTTGCAGAAATTACAGGCTCTGGATCATCTCTGGATTTATTATCAAGTGGAGTCAAGATGCGCGGGGCTGGGCTTGAAGTTAACGTAAATAACGGAACCTACATCTTCATGGCCTTCGCGGAAGTTCCCAGCAAGTATGCTCTAGCTCGCTAATCTTATGCCAAAGAAATCCGTATCACTATCCGTTGGCCGAGGCGAGAAGCTGCCTGCGTCGAGGGGCGCAGGGCTAACAGCCAAGGGGCGCGCTAAGTACAATCGCGCTACAGGCAGCAATCTCAAGGCTCCTGCGCCTAGTCCAAAGACTAAGGCTGACGCTGGCCGTAAGAAGAGCTTTTGCGCTCGCATGGCAGGTGTAGTCGCTAAAGCTAAAGGCCCGGCAGAACGGGCTAAGGCAAGCATGAAACGCTGGAAGTGCTAACTTTATGAAACGAGGACTCTACTCCAACATCCACGCCAAACGCGAGCGTATCGCCGCTGGCAGCAAAGAGAAGATGCGGAAACCCGGCACTAAGGGAGCCCCTACAGCAAAGGCGTTCCGGCAAGCTGCTAAAACCGCCAAGAAGAAGTAGGTATGGACGAGTTTATCGCCAAGGTGCTTAACCACATCTTTGAACAAGGCTTAACTGTATCTCTACTGGCGCTGGCGCTGTATTACCTGCATAGCAAACTAAACAAACTAGAAGTGAAGATCTCCGAGTGCGAGCAAGACCGGCTCAAACTCTGGGAACGAATCGCTCAACTGCACGACTGATATGAAAGAACATCTCAAACAACCATCCACTTGGCTTGGACTTGCTAAACTTGGCGCTGCTCTCGGGCTGTACAGCACCGGCATCGGTGGAGCTATCGCACAAGGTGTTATGGCAATCTTTGGAATTATTGACGTAATCCGTAACGAGAAACGGTGATTGACGAGCGATCAGCCAAGCACATCTTGACGCTGCTCCCTGAAGTTCAGGGCGCATTTACAGCCTTCTTGCTCGATGCAAAAGAGTTGGCAGCTAAAGACGGCTTGGACTACAAAGTCATCTGCGGCACCCGATCATGGGACGAACAGGCTGCACTGTATGCCAAGGGGCGCACTGCACCAGGGCCAAAGGTGACCAATGCCAAGCCAGGATCATCGATGCACAACTTCGGACTCGCCATCGACTGCGGCGTGTTCAAAGGCAAGGTGTACATGGATGGCAGCACACCCGCTGACGCGAAGATCGCTGACCTTATGCATAAGCACGCCTCAACCTTGTGCACAAAGCACAAGCTGCGCTGGGGTGGTAAATTCAAGAAGCTATACGATGCGCCTCATTTTGAGTATGATACTCCTTATTCTCTTGCTGAGCTGTGCGCTCGCAGAGAAGCCAAGAAATCTTTAATCGCTTAACCTATGCCTAAGTCAATGAAATCAATGATGGAGATTCTTTACGGCCCAAACGGCAAAAGAGGCCGTAGCTGTCCAGACTGTGAGTCCCCAATGGAGTCAGATGGAACATGTTCCGAATGCGGCTGCGGTGAAGGTTACGAGGAAGAAGAGGAGGATGACTCCGAGAAGGAAGACATGCATAGGGAGCGTATGCTTGAGATTCGCGATGATCTACAGAGGCTTGCTGATAAGCTTGGCAAGCTGGCCGGAGAAGGCGAAGAATCGGAAACAGAGTCCGAGAATTACATGCTTCCTACAGTGTTTGCTGTAAGAAAGATGATTGCACCTAAGTAACAATGGCACAAGAAGCACAGGCAGAAGGTGATGACATGTTCATCGGATTTGCGAGTCGTCTCGACCCTGCAAACTTGCAGCCTGGCATTTTGCAGTCCAGCTTCAACACTCGGCTTCAACGCGGAATTGCCCAGCCCCGTAAAGGCACCAAGCGGTTGACCGAAAGTGAACTCATCGGCTTAACGATGGTTGGCTCTGGCCTGTACGTTGACGCTGAAGGCCGCGACAACATTGTCATGGTCTTTACGGACAGGATGTACCTGTACAAGCCTGCTCAGGGGCAAGACGCCGAGGATTTGATCGGGCCATACCTGTTTCCTGCTGGACGGACAATCGAGGTTGGCGGCATCTGTGACGTAGTGACGGCGCTGAACAAGGTGTACATCTTCCGAGGCAAGTACGACAAGACGACGTTTGTTGCTACTGAGTCTAACGGGAACATCGCCGATAACGCGACTGGAACGATCACGATCACGACTACCCTAGCGCACAATTACTCTACTGGCGACGAGGTCACGGTTGGCCTGACGGACGGCGCTGATACACTCGGACAGGGCATCACCGGCAGCTACGTCATCACAGTGACTGGCACGAATACGTTCACGTTCCAATGGACGAACGAGACTGGCTCGACGTTTACGGCACGGACGAACGATCCGGGCTGGACAGCTCGCCGTGGATTGCCACCGCTTATATGGCAGGATGGACTGGCCTCTGTGACTTACGCAGAGCAGAAGTTCACTGTAGACGGTGGCACAGTGACGGGGATCACGCAGTCTGTACCTTGCGCTGACTTTGGCTTGTACTTCCAAAACCGCTTGATCCTCAAGTACGGTGACTATCAGATGCTCGTTAGCGACATCCTGAGCGAGCAGTGCGACACGACACTGAACAACTTTGTTATTAACACAGGCGGGAATGACTCGATTGTAGGAGTGCTTCCGTGGGTGCAAGACCAGTTCTTGGTCTTTATGACCAACAGTATCTACGTTGTTTTCGTAGAGACTGACAACTTTAACATCAACTCGCCTCCCGGGGCTAACAGCAGCACGACGGTGATTACGACCGAGATTGGTTGCTTGGCTAGACGGTCTATCGTGTCAGCAGGCCAGTTCGTGTTCTTCCTGTCCGCTAACGGCGTGCACATGCTTACGCCACAGCTCGACCTGAAGCTTCTAGGCAACACGCTGCCGCTTAGCGAGCCGATTGCAGACTTCTTTGAGAGCGTTAACTACGACGCCGTTCAAAACTCAGTAGCGACCTACTACAGCAACCGCTTCTACATTGCGATGCCTACTGGCACGGCAACTAGGAACGACAAGATCCTTGTATACAATACGCTTAACCAGAACTGGGAGTCGATTGACTATTATCCTACTGGGTTGTTCTCAGATAACTTGATCTTGTCTGCGTATATCAATCAGCGGAGGCTAATGATCATCACCAACTTTGCTGGGGCTGGTCAGTACGGTGGCATATTCTTGTCAGAAGAACAAGTTGAAGGTGACGAGTTCAACACGTCCAACGCTACGCCGGTGCTGCCCTTTAACCTGTTCCCAGCGTCCAGCCAGATCACCGAGTCTACGCTGATCCCAAGTACACAGAACTTCGTTCACATTCCTGCGTCTGTAAAGACTAGAGAGTACGCCTTTGGCGGGACTTCGGAGAAACGGTTTAGCCGAGGTGAGTTTACTTTCAACAACGTTGCCAACGACTTTGTAAAGATTGACACGACTACTTACGACCCAGATGCTACCGAGACTGTCCTTGAGTACAGCTTTAGCGGCACCTCAGACGGAACCTTGCGCCCCCGTATCGCTGCTCGGGGAACGTCGATAGCTTGCACGGTTAATTTTGTGGTTGGAAGACCAGCCTTGAAAAGTGTTGCTGTTTATGCTATAGCAGCCAATAGACCAATGATTTCTCAGGAGTAATATATGCCCGGCCAACAAATCCAAAAAGGAACGACATACGTCAATTACCCTACTGCTGGCACTAACCAAGTGACTGCGGAGAACCTGAATGATCATGTCGATAACGCGATCTTGTTGCCGGGAGCTATCTCTGCGCAGATTGAAGATCCACCACAAGAGAATGATTACCTGTTAGCCGAAAGAGCAGGCACATTGTTTAAGTACACTCTTGATAGCGTTAAACAGCTATTTACGTCTATCGTCGATGGTTTCCTGCCAGTCTCTGGTGGCACAATGACTGGACCGCTGGTGCTGGTGAACAGCACGCCGTCTACGGCAGCTACAGCAGCAAGCAAGGGGTATGTGGACTCTGCTGTCTCAACTGCAATTGCAGCCTCTACGATTAACTTGGCAGGATCAATCTCGATGTGGGGCGCAGCAACGCCTCCTACTGGCTGGCTAGAGTGCAACGGACAGTCTACCGCAGGTTACCCTAATCTAATTGCTATCTACGGCACAAACGTGCCTGACCTTAGGGCTGAGTTTATCAGAGGCTGGGATCACGACCGCGATATAGACGTTAACCGTGAGCTGCTTTCATTTCAGCCGCAGTCCATTCAAGCGCACACACATCAATATAATATTACACAGATAATTCCATCTAGCTTTGGATCTAATTATGTTACTGGAGGAAGAGCTGAAAATCCGCTTGCTTCAACCACAAGCTCAACCGGCACTGCCGAAACCCGCCCGCGCAACGTAGCCGTGATGTTTATCGTCAAAACCTAATGACCGTACAAGACTGGGAACAACTTGTCGATACACTATATGAACAATGCCGCAACCATATTCAGCTTTTGGGACAGGTATCCCGAGACGATGTGGATGGTTATCTTAGCTTTTATGGCGTCCATGACAGCATTTATGTGGCTCGGCGCAACGGCGTCATTACTGGCATTGGCACCACACATCCCGGCGTCAGCGACTTTAACTGGAAGTGGCGCAGGCAGGATGGCATCTGGACAGTCCACATGGCATGGGTTAGTGAGCCTGAAGCGGTTGCTCAAATGTTTAACCAGTTCTTTGAACGCAAATCACCGATCACACAAGTGTGGGCATGGAGACATGATCACGCCATCCCATTTACACCAAGAAAACTAGAAAGATTTTTATATGGGCGGAGGTAAAACTCAAGTTGTACAAGCACCAGCGGCTCCTAATTATCAAGAGTCGATGCGATCCATTCTGCAAGCGCAGGTGGAAATGGCTCCACAGGTATACGCCAGTGAGGAGATCTATCAGCCAAAGTATCAGGCTCTTCAAGATAAGATTGCCAAGCAGGCCGCTGAAAGCCAGATTGCCCTGTATCGCGGACTGCAACCTGCATATTCGCAACTAGAAGAAGACTACATGAAGAGCCAGCAGGCGGCGCAGTTGCGCGGCTTGCAGGAGCGTGCTCCAGAGTACATTCAGGCATTTCAAGAGGCTCAAGGCGTTGGCGGGATCAACCAAGCTCTTCAGCGGTATACAGAACAAAAACTAGCCGGCTTACAGGCTAACGGGGCAGCGTTGTCACCTGAAGAGCAGCGCATGCTCGATCAGCAGGCTAGAGCAGGCTACGCAGCTCGGGGAACGTCGCTGGGCGGTCAGAGCAATCTTGCAGAGGTGCTTAATCGCTACAATGCGCGTCAGGCACGGGAACAGCAGCTTGTGGCCCTTGGCACAGGATTGGGTGGCTACTTCCAGCAGCAGGCTGCTCCTGCGCTGACCTCGTTCTACCAGCAACCTATGTACGCTGGTTCGTTTGGCGGGCAGGCCGCACAGAACGCGATGATGGCACAACAGCAAGCTGGCCCGCAGTACTTTAACCCAGAATCACAGACTGGCATGGGCTCGATCTACGGGGCATATAACGCGCAAACGCAGTATGCCGCTGGAATGGCACAGGCCAACGCAGCCAGGAGTGCTGGGAAAATGGGCATGATAGGATCGCTTGGCGGCGCAGTTATTGGTGCGGGTGGTATGCTTGGTGGCGCAGCAATTTTGTAATGAATATAAGCCCCGCAATAGACATGATTAAAAAGGCTCTTAAGCGAGCCAAGCGGCCTGCTGTACTTTGGAGTGGTGGCAAGGACTCTACTGTACTGCTGGATCTTGGATTAAAGATCATGCCTGAGATTGAAGTTATTCACTTCAAACTGCCTTTTTTGTCACACAAGTACAAGCATCACCATGAGGTGCAGGAGGAGCTTAAGCTAACCGTCCATGACTGGGTTCCGGCATCAATCTCTTTAATACACGGGAAAAGTCGCATCGACGTTTGTGAGACTTACTCAGTAGGAACAGGCCAGCTTAAAGTCATGCGCGGCACAGAATCCTTAGACTTAACCAAGCCTTGGGTGTGTGGAAAAGAATGGCTTAACAGGCCAAAGGCAAATGTTGTGAACGATTTTGATGTGCTGCTTTGTGGCCACAAGAGCAGCGATGAAGATCCGCTTACAGGCGCTGTGCCGTTGATGTTGGACATGAAACTACTAGAGATGGGCACAGAGATGTGGTTTCCACTGCGTGAATGGACTGACGAGGATATCTCACTGTACATCACATCCAACAACGTCAAGTACGACCAGAACAGGTACGACACGGATGTTGTGTCTCGCCCGGACAAGCACATGAACAGTGACTACGTTCACGCCTGTTTCCGTTGCATTGACCGCAGAGAATCTGCATTTGTGCATTGCCCA